CTTTTAATTACACTTCCTTTGATTTTTGCAGTTTCATAGCTCGAGCCTGTCCAATAATCAATGTCGTAATAATCCTCATCTCCAAATGTTAATCTTTCTAATGGATACTGATTTATTTTTATTCCTGCCATATCGTTTAAATTTATGCTATTATTTTGTTTTCATCATCTGTTGTCCACTTATCTTCATCTGAAGTTGTAAGCTTATTAATTTCAACTATGTCTGCATCTCCTTGTTTTATCTTTGCAGTAATCTTAACTCCATTCTCGGTGTCAATCTTACTTGTGTCAAATTTACATTTCAGCTTGATAGTATTTCCCGAAATATAACTAATTTGGCACAATAATCCACTAATTGGAGTTAAAGGATTTCCAGAGTTGTTGTCAAAAGGTACTATTGTTGAGCATATTGAACGAGGGGAACTCTTGTTTGGTTCAACTGTAATCATTCCCCATACTCTTAATATATCCCAATTACCTGTTGTTGATACATGAGTGCTTTCAATATATAATTGCTCTCCTTCAGGAATAAAAGTTACTACGGTATCATCAGATTGTTTTTGCAATTCAACAGTTGTTGTTACGTCTGGATTCCCGTTATAAGGATTATCAATTAAGGTATTTGTATGAATAAAAGCTAAGCCATCATCTTCAAGCTCAACAGCCATTCTTATTGTCCAATCTCCTAAATTATCATACTGCTCCCAATTTTGATTCTCATTAGGTGCGAAGTCTGTGCTTACTCCTAATAATGGAAACCAATACTTCCAATTCAATAAGAAAGGATAATATACAGCAACTTCATAATTACTCCCAACATCATTACCCGTTAATGTTACTCTGGCATCTGCTTTTAAACTTGTATTTGGGAGCTCATTATTTATTGATGCAGTCTGATTTAATAAATACTTTCCTGAGCTTGCTTGGTATGTAACACCTCCAAAGCTAAAGTTAGTTTGTTGTAAAGTAAAACTTTCCTCTGTTACCGTATTATATGCTTCAACTCTTAAATTAAGGCCGTTATAAGTCTGCTTGTTTAACTCTAAGTTAAATGTTCCATAGTAAGCTAAATCATCTTCTGTGTCTGCTGAAAAGCCTGTTTTATCTCCACTTATTGAAGTTACATTTTGTGAATGATCCAGGAAGCCGTAATCACTATTCATTGTTAAAGATCCTCCAACAGGCAATTCCTTTGTTAGCTGATTACTATAAACTAAGTGATTTGTATTTCCAACTTTTACCCATAAATAAAACAACCTGTCTCCTTCTGATCTATTAGTGTCCATAAAGGAGCTAAAAGATGAATTGCCCTCCCAAGTAAAGTTTACAACTGCTGTTGTTCCAATCTGAGTTATGCCTGTTACAGTCATTCCCCATTGAGCAGAAGAATAATCTCCAACTCCAAAATTAGAAAGGTAATTTGATAATGAAAGAGCCGAAGTTGGTAATAAATATGTTATATTCTTTTGATTATACGTTTTATTTTTGTAATAGGTATCGTCAATACTTACATAAGCTCCTCCAATAGCTAAATCTGTTATACTTGTACTTCCTAATTCAACTGTAAAAGTAGCTGTATTTGGAATATTATATTGTAAATCAGGAACAGAGGTAACAACACTTCCTCCTGATGGAATACTTATATTATTTGCCTCATCAAACCAACCTGTATTTGCGTCATTATCATAACTAAACTCAACTCTGTCAAATACTTCTCCAACTTTACTGCTCCAAAGTCCTTTTACAAATATTTTTAAGCAATCTCCTAAAGCAAACCACTCTTGATTGTATATTCCTGAATTAGCAAATACAAAAGTTATTGTATATTGGTTAAATCCGTCTGCATTGCTCCCTAAGTATTCAATATTAGTAGACTGCAAGAATTGTCCTGATTCGTTTCCTACAATAGCACCTGACTGTGTTCCTCCAATTGACAAAGCAGATAAGTTACTAAAGAAGCCTCTTGTTAATTCTCCATCAATCAAACTTGCTGAGCTTCCTCCTTGACTAATTAAACTATGATTGAATTCTAACAAAAGATCCTCTCTCCTTCTTACTGCTCCACCTACTGAAACAACAGGAGTAACAACCATTGTATCCCCACTTCCAATATCATAAAAGAGGTTATTAGTCCAAGAATCAACATTAAGCTCAAGGTCTGTTACACTACTTACATTTGTCGTATGTGAATGTAATACTGTTCCGCTACTGTTATATCTGGCAATAAAAACCAAATCATTGGGCCTTATTCCCTCATCAATCCAACTTTGAGTTGGACTTGTCAATATATTTAGAACAGGATCAAAAGAGAATGGATTGTTAAGTGTTGAAACTCTTATTTGCTCTGCAACAGTTAGTTCTAATGTTGTTATATCTCCTGCATTTGATATATAGGTGCTTCCTGTATATCCAAAAGTATTTGTATAATTGCTATTTTCTACTATTACAGGCATATTACTTAGTGTATTTAGTTATTAAATCCTCTACTGCATTAAAATTGCCTTTCTTAAACTCTCTTAGCATTGTATTGGCATCAATTTGATGTTGCTTAACCTTTTCATAAGCTTCTGGACTAAGACTGCTATAAGCCTTGTTATTCATTCGGTTTAATTCCTCAACCTGCTTACCTAAATTATTAATATTCTCAAACTGCTTTTTAAAGTCCATGTCTATTCATTTATAACAATTATATCAACCTTTCCTTGAGCGTATTCAAATGGCTCTTTATATGAAATAACAGCCTTACTTTGCTCATCTGTGTACCTTATACTCAATATTTCACACAACAGTCCGTTAATATAAGCATAATTGTTGTCCAATAAAGATAAGAATTCGACAGAATTCATACGCAAAGGAACATCAGAATAAATCTTGTATCCGTTTATATTGATTTCATTTATCTTGTGATAATCTTTGTATATGTTACTGGCCCTAATATAATTCCTGTATCCTGATTGCTGTCTACCATTACTTGCATAAAGAACCTTAGTTATAGAATAATACTGCTGAGAAATTTGAGTAACACCAATCCTGCTGTTAATAGCAGAAACAAAATCTGTTCCTCCTCCAAAAATACCCGTTATTCCATCAACAACTTTTAAGAATCCTTTTGCAAATTCCTCAATCCAACTCAATTTTTCTTTTGCAACTCCTAAGGCAAAAGGAATGTTAATGTCATTTAATCCTCTTATGCTTACCAGATCCTGGTTAATTACATCGGTTGGCTCAGTGCTGTATTCTGCATCTGTTGGATCAAACATATCTAAAGTATGAGTATCTGAATAATCAACTTGATAATGTATATAACTCCTTTTCCAAGCCTCATCAGTATTCAACGTATATTGGTTTTGTCTGCTTTCTTGTAAATTAAGAGCAGGAAGTGTTCTGTTTATACTTATACTTTCCCAATAATCTCTCCTTTCAATTTGCACAACTCCATTATAAACCTTTGTTTTTGCGTTAAACCAGATTTCAATTGCACTTATTAATTCTCCTAATGTTGCAACAGTATCTTGGGCCGTAGGATACCCTTTTGTAAAGCTAAAATCAAGATCATTTTGTATGAAGCTAAATATACTTTTTTTCTCCTTTATAAGAGGAACAGGCATCAATGTAAGCTTATCCCATGTGTTCAACAATGTAGAATCTAAGGTATATCCAAGATATTCACAGCCTTGCTTGATAAGGTTTTTTATTGTCGCTCCTTTATAGTATCTAATTTTAGGAAACAGTAACTCACTCATCTGCCTTGCTAATTTTATTAAGGCTATGTAAACAGATAGCGTATAAGCCAATTGTCCTGCAATTGCTAATGATAAGGATATTATTTCCCCAATAGGTGGAACAGGTGGTATACTTGCATTTGGAGTTGTCGCTTCAACTATGTCTCTTGTAGCTGTTACTAAATCCTTTGTTGCTTGAATTGATTCCTTAGTCATTACATAAGTAGCAATTGCAAGTGTTATTCCTGCTTCAACTTGGTTCTCTGGAATAATTAGATAAGGAATTTCAACGGTATTAAAAACAACTCCTTTAGCCTTCATTAATTCAAATGATAATGCTTGAGAATTCTCTAAAAAGTTGTCGTATCCTTTTCTTTTCTTAATCTTAACCTCTATTTCATAGTCTTTATATACTGTATTTTCTGTTAAATCAACATAGTATTCTAATGAAGCTCCTCCATCTGTTTCAATCCTGTAAGGAATACCCTCAAATACTCCTTGCGTTTCAATATGGCTTAAAATTATATCCTTAGCCTCTCTTGGAAGAATAACACTGTCAGTATCAACCTGCAGAATACTTGGATTCCCTGTATAATCAGTTATCAATCCAATCTCTAATACGTTTCTTGGACTAATCGGTATATTGTTTAAAAAATGCCTCATTTACCTACTCTATAACGGTTAAAAACTTTTGTATTCCCTCTCCTTGTACTCCTGGTAATGGCCATTGCTCCGTCAATAATTTGCTCAACTTGTAAATTATGCTCAGGTTTATTGCTTATAGTCCGTTCTAAGCTATCCAATTTGTCTGCAAGGATACTAACACCACTCAGGTCGTTAGATAGCGTTAAACCGTCTGCTACATCTCTTACCAAGCCGTTTTGGTAGTTGTAAGCTAACTGAGAAAGTTCATCATTGCTTAAGTTACCAATTAAATCATTGTTTTTCTTTGGAATCACTCTTTCGTTAGGGTGCAATACTGATAAGAATCCTCCTTTTCCGTCAACTCCTTGTCCGTTTTTACCTGTATCAGCAGTACCGTCAAAAAATGCAGGTAATGACTTGATAAACTCAGTTAGTAAAACAGTATCCGTTATTGTTTTTTGCAATGGCTTTTTAATGTCAGGATCTTGAGAGTTGGTAAGATATGTTTGTAAAACTGTGGAGGCTAATTGCACTCTTTGTTTTCTTTTTTCCGCTTGCTCTCTCCTTCTGGTTTGCTCTGCCATTAACTTTGCCTCCTCAGCCATACTTTCCTTAGCTAATATGTTTCCGCTTTCAGCTAAAGCAGATAAATTGTCAAACCTTTTTTGTGAAGCTTCAATTTCCTCATCAATCTTGTTAATCCTTTTGTCTGCTAATTCGTTACTAACATCTGTTAAAGCCTGTATTACTGCAATTTGATCCTCAGTTCTTTTCTTTGATATTTCAGCAAGCTTCTCTGCTTTCTCCTCCTCATTTTCAATCTCCTCCTCATCAAGGCCCTTTTTTGCATCTAAGGTTTCATTATCTAATCTGATAATGTCATTTGCAAGCTTGTTGTTAATCTCCTCAATCTTTTGGGCCTTCTCATCTTCCTCAATAACCTCCTCATTTATCTGCAATCTGTCAAACTCAGCCTGATCCTTAAGTTGCTTTATTTTTATACTCTTAATTTCGTCTAATCTTTCTTTTAGCTTTTCAACTGATTCCTCTCCAAGCTCATTTTCCTTGTCAAACTCCTTTTGTAATAGCTCAATCTTTAAGTCAAGGTTTTCTTGCTCAGTATTTTGTATTGAATCTAATATTTGTCTGTTTTTTTCAATTCTTTTTATTGCTGTTTCATCTTCCAGATCAGCTAAGTCCTGCACTACAATTTTGCGCTCCTTTAATATTTCTAAAGTTCTTGTTAGTACGGTTTCATTAAGATCAAACTTATCCAATGTCCTTCTTATTTCAGCCTCATCAGTCATTTTAAGAAGCTTATCAAAGTCAACTTTTTGATTAGTATAATCTTGTACCAATTTAACTTGATTAGCAAATGCGCTGTCTGCAAGCCTTCTTGTTTCCTCTGTTAATATTTCTCTTTCTGCTAAGGTGCTTTTTTCATTGTTTATAATCCTTTCATTGATTGTTTTCTGAACGTCAAAAGCGTCAATTGCATAATCTAACTGTTTTTCAAAGTCATCTTTGTCCGTATTTGCCTGCTCAATACTATTTTTTTTCTTTGCGCTTGCCAACTCATTATCCTTTGCAATTTGCTCTGTTTTGGCATCTCTAAGCTCAGCAAGAGTGTCTGAGTTTATTTTAAGCATATCATTTTCATTGTCCAAGAACTCCAACCTTTTTATTTGCTCAATGCTGTATTGAGATCCTGCTTTTGATAGCTGTGTTTGTATTTTAACTGCTTGAAGGTCTAAGTTTAAGTCTGCAAGCTCCTTCTCTTTTTCAATTCTTTCCTCAAGCTTATCATTATACTTTATTTGAGCCTCTCTTTGCTTGTCAAAAGAAATAGTCATATTTCCTGTATCTTGCTCCAACAACTCCTCCTCTCCTCTTAGCTTTTCAATTTCCTCACTTGTTTTAGCAAGTGCATTCTCATAGGCAAAAGTTTTATTAATAGTATCATCAATATTGTCAAATATTTTTCCTATGTCGTAATCTTTTTTATCCAGATCATCTAACTCCTTTGCAATTTCTTTTAACCTTTTTTGAATCTTTGGATCATCTGTTAACGGGCCATTAAAAAACTCCTCAGCTTTTAGCTTCATTTCCTCAATTCCTAATGAAAACTTTATAAAAAAGTCAAAGGCTTTTTGTCCAAACATAGTTATTGAAGCAGTAATCTTTTCCATTGAGGCTTGCAGGTTTTTTACTCCTTCTCTGGTATCTCCCATACTACTAACAACAGATCCTAACATTGCTATTAGCAGTCCAATTCCACTTGCCTTGATAGCTTTACCAACTAATCGTATCTTTTTTGCAGAGGTATCAGCAGATTTTGCTTGAATCATAAAGGCTTTGGCTTGGTTTTTTATTCCATCAATGCTGTCCTTTATGCCTTTAATCATTCCTCCAAGTTCTCCTGTTGCCTCTTGAATTGATTCGGTATAATTACCAACATTTAATTTTTGTTGCTTAAGAGCATCTGAATTCTCTTTTAAAACCTCGTTATTGTCATCAAGCTCCTCATTGATTTCTTTTAATCTTTTCCTTCCCTCCTCCGTTTCAAGATTTAGCTTTTCTCTTTCTCTCCTTAGCTTTCTGCTTTGTGCGGATAGCTTTTCTAATGTTCCGGCCTGCTTGTCTTGAAGTATAAGCTCATCTTGAAGATCCTTTTTTCTTTCGTTGGTTGTTTTTTGAAGCTTTATTTTAGCCTTTATTTCATCATCAGTTAAGGCAATGTTTTTTTTCTTTTGCTTTTCCTCTTTTTGCTCTTGCTTTATTTGTTCCTTAACTATTTTTAACTCCTGCTCCTCTAATTTATTTTTTTGAATCTGTGTTTTTATGCTCTCCTGCTCAAGCTTTTCCAACTTGGTTTCAGCTTCAATCTGTGCTTTTATGGCATTAGATTTAGCCTTGTCAAGCTTTATGGACTGCTCCATTGTTTTATTCATGGTCTCAGCAGAGTTGGTTACAGCCGTAATACTCGATAAGGTTGCTTCTAAAGGCTTTTTAAGTTCTTTCTTTAGTACTTCCGCTGTATTCCCTAAAGATTCGTTTAAATCGTTTATATGCTTTATTGTTTCCTCTGCTGAATCTCTTATTTCTTTGTATAAGTCTTGCTCAGCAATTTCAGACCTTTTTATTTGCTTTCCCATATTGTTCTAATATTACAAAATATTCCTTAACTGTTGTTGTTTTCTGGTCTAATCTATACCCTAAAAACATTCCTAACCAAGTCAAAATTTCCTCAATCTGCTTACCCTCTCCAAAATGAGCATCAAGATCCTTAATTTTTTGGCTTTCAATTTCAATTTCTGTTAATTTAAACCTTTCTTTTGTTATTATGTAATCAGCTTGAAGGATTGCTCTTTTTTTTTGAGCTTCCAGATACTTTTTATATCTAACATCAAGGCCGAATTCTTTTAAATATTCATTATAAAGAAGCTTCCAATTAATATAATCCTGTATTTTATTCCCTTTTTTGCTCTTTCTTATGTATTCAATCTTTCCTTTATTACATTTAATCCAATTATACAAAGGCATCTCGTCAATTGAGCTCCAATACTCTCCTTGCGTAAAGGATAAAATTTTTCTTAACCATTTCAGCATAAAGTTCCAAGTGTTCATCTGTCAATCCTAAAATATCAATGCTCCACCAATTTTGATCCTCCATTTTTGCATAATCAGCATCAATGATAATGCTATCCTTTAGCACTTTAACAAACATGGACCTAAAGAAAGCTCCTGTATCTTTTAAATTGTAAGGATCTCCCATTCTTTTTGCTCCGTTTGTTATAACCTCAGTTAAATAGCTATATGTTCCAATTATCTCATCATTTGAATCAACTCCTTCATCAATTAACTGATCCTGCCTGATAATGTCTAATATTGTGCTTTTAACCTCCTCTGTATGTGAATCAATCCATGCCAAGCTATCATCCAACAGCAAAGCCCTTTTTAAGTGTTCATCTATTTCAGTTTGACCGATCATTTAAAGTGTGTGTGTAAAAAAAAAGGAGGACTTTTGCCCTCCCTTAAATTATCATTTGGTTTTCTTTCTGGGCTTCCGTTTTTTAATTACAGGATTTGCCTCTATCCAAGCCCTTTCAATTATGCCCTTATCAATGTTTTTAAAACTGCTAACAGCTTTTGCCTTTGATATTGACTTTAATGTCTGAGCATTAAACGAATATTTACCAATTATAATATCCATTACGCTGTTGCAGTTGCTTTACCTTCATAACCAACCTTTGCAACACTAACCTCTAAAACATCAGAAGCAGAAACCGTTCCACCAACTGAATAGTCTAAAGAGTAAGTTCCATCAGGATTCTCAGTTACAGAATCAGGAGCAAAAGTTACTCCTTGAGTTACATTTTTAATACTCCAATCAGCAGTTGCCGTAGCTCCTTTGTAAAGGATTTTGTTAACAGCAGTTCCGTAATCTAATTTAGCAGTAAAGGTTGCAACCGTAGTTGACACAGCTAAGCTTAATAAATTAACGTCTTTCAATCCTTCTAACTTAGTGAAGTCTTGTCCTGCTTCTGTTGTATTAATCATATACATAGTTGATTCGTCAAACAATCTGTCAAAGTCGAAACCTAACATAATTTTTTGAGCTGTTGAATCAGTAGCAAAGGCAAACTTAGGATCAAAGCTTGGATTATCAACAGGAATTGGATATAAAAATCCTCCTTCCTCACTTCCAATTAAATCTCCGTTTACATCAACTATGAACATTCCAAAGTCAACACATCTATTTAATTGTAGCTTTCCTAAGAAAGTTGGAGTTGAATCCTCTGCCCAAAGTTCTCCTGAGAATGATCTCTTTCCTTGTCTTAAAAACACCATTCTTCCACTGTTAGCCTCCTCAAATTGAGAGTCAGCCTTTGGAAGTTCTACGTTTTCAAAAGCAGGAAGTGGAAACCATCTCTTGCTTGAATCTGCTTCATTTACCAATGAGCTCCATACAGGAAGCGTAGTTGATAAGTCGATTCCATTTCTTGTGCCGTCATTCGCTATTAGAGGCACCATAATAAAACTTGAAGTGATACCAAAAATTGGCACACAGTTAGGTCTACCCGTATTCGAAAGACCTGCATCACAATTACAACCAATCATAATCTTTTATATTTTAACATTTACAATTTTCTTTGAATCTGGTAAGTGTAAGCTCCAATGCAACACCAGACAAATTTGCATCTAAGACATTTTCAATAACTCCTGTTTCCTGCTCAACTCCAAATCTTGAGAAGGTTTTATAACGGTAATTTTCAACTGATTTATACATTCTGTCATTCTCAACTGCTTTAAGGAATTCCAACATTAACTTTTGCATTGGTATTACAACCTGCTCTCTGTGATCCTGGGTATAATATTGGCTTGGGTCTGTCTCGTCTAAAAAGAATAATCTTGTATCAATGTCCTTTTCCAAGCTTGAACCTTTTCCGTATCCCGTTTCAGATATAACCTCCAACAACCAAATCAATGGAAGCTTATTTTCTAAGTTACTATCAGCCAAAGTCCACTCCATATTGGTGGCCCTCTTAGTGCCTGTAATAAAGAAAGGATTGCTGAGGTAACATAAACCGTTTAAGACTTCTAAACCTCCTAAAATTGGCTCAGCTACAATGTAAACATCATAACTTATCTCAATAATTTTAAACTGAACGTCATTTGAATCGGTTATAATCTTTCCAACTCTGGCCCATTTAGTATCACACATATAAGTTTTTAACTCAGCAGGCTTGTACTCTCCCACTAAGCTGTTATCAATACTTGATACTAAACCTTTTATGTATTCACTTGCCTCAATCATATCCAATAAGCTGTTCTAAGACCTGCACCGTTATATTTAAGGTAATCGCTACTAAAGTCGCAGATATAACTCTGAATGGCTTTAAAAGTCCTTACACTGTCATTATATCGGGTATAGATCATTGAATTTAATGTTGATACATTTTCAGAATTCTCTCCTAATGGCCTCACATTTCCAGATACAGCAACATTATTTGTTAAATCCTTTAAGTACTGATAATAAACAAAGCCCTTAATCATGTCAATCATTCCCTCTGAAATATATATGTAGCAATTAACATTATCATATTCAAATGGATTGTAAATTTTAAGATACTTTGCAGTCTGAGGAACATTGCCAACCAGATCAGCCACGAATTGATTAAAAAGCTCAACACCTAATAACTTGACTAAGTATTGTCTTTCATATTTATCAATGTAAGCCTGGATCTTTGCCTGCTCATACATTCCATGATGCAACTCAAATTTACCTTTCCCAAAATCATTGTATGTTATTCCTAATATGCTCATATCATTGAGGTAAAACCCCTACTTTTTTGTAGAGGTTTTTGTTTTTCTTACCGTTTTTTTAACAGGTGCTTTCTTTTTTGTCTTGCCTTTGCAATCCTCGCACTCCTCACAATCAGAACCACAATCGGTTACAACTGCAATGGAATTAGTCAATAAGAAGTATGCCTCTTGCTCAGTTACTTGAAGAACCTCAGCTTTCTTTTTACCGTTATAATCCCTTATTAATTTTACCTTTTTCATGATCCTAACTTTTATTTAATTAAGGTGCTGTAATTGCCGTTAATGCAGTAGTGATATTAGTACATTTCATGAAAGCATCTTGATTAATTTGAGCAACATGAAATTGTAATCTTTCAACAACTTTCATTGTTACAATCTCATGCTCGAAATTATCATTGTTTTCATAACTCATCTCTAAAGTAGCTCCTTGTCTGTCTAAGATTTCTCCTTTTGAAGAGTCAAAAACATATAAAGTGTTCGCAGTTACTAATGGAGAGGTTACAATTCTCATACCGTTTAAGATACCGTCTCCTGCCATAACAAAGTTTGGAAGTAAGTAATCTCCTTCGCTGTTCTTTTGGTGCATGAACTTTACAAAATCATTATAATTCATAACAATTGTATCAGCGTCCCAAGAATTCTCTTGTCCAAAAGTAAAGATTTGAGCCTTCATTGAAGCTGTTAATTCAGCTAATGTTGCAGATTGAAAAGCTCCTGTAAAAGGTGCTAATACGTTAGCAGGATCAAACTCAGAAGCAATTGTATTAATAGAAAGAATGTTTCCTGCTCCTAACAAGATTTCTGCCTCCTCCTTAAGCTTTACAGATTCGTTTACTAACTGCTCAACCTCTGATGCTACAAAAGAGTAATCATCAATCATGTCAATACAAATGTCAACGAAATCTCTAATCTTTTGGATTTGAACCGTTCTGTTTACCCAAGTAGTCTTAGTATTCGAAGTCGAAGTAGCACAAGCAACAACAACTGATGCATCTCTTGTTACAACGTCTTGCTCTCTATACTTAACGTATTCAGTTGATACATTTACACGTCTAAATAAGTCAATGATTCTTGTTGCTCTTACAGGCTTTTTAATAGTACCTGGTATGAATGTAGCATAATCATCTCTTGTTCCAATGTCAGAAGGATTTTGCTGAGCTTTTAAAGCAATCTCAACCTTTCCTTTTCCTGATTTAACAACCTCAGAAATTTTATCTGCCTTCTCAGAAATTAAGTCAACTAATGACTTTCTTTTTACAGGAGCTTTCTTTGAGCTTTCCTTTAATCCAGATACAGCGCTCTCCAATTCAACCAACTTTGACTTTAACTCTAAAGTGTTGTCCTTCTCTGCCAATTCCTTGATGTTTGAAAGCTCAGACTTAAACTGTGCCATTTCATCTGTTGAAACTAATCCTTTTGTAGCTTCTGAAATTTTTCCTTCAAATTTTGACACCATTTCTTCTGGTGTAATGTTTTGATTTTCCATTTTTAATAATTGTTTAATTATTTTCTAATTCTTGAATCTTGCTCTCTGCCCAAGCCTTCATTGATTTACCTCCCCATAACAAGTATGAGATTGTTCCACATGCTTTTGTATCATTCGCATCATAATACTCCTCTGCTCTTGATAAATAGCTGTAAGTCCTCTTAACAACGTCTAAGGATAATCCTCTCTTGTTTGCAATATCTTGGGCCCTTTGTTTTCCAACATCAGTTGCACATTTGTTATTGACCTCTTTGTTTAGCTCGATACCTTTCTTTGCGTTGTTAACTGCTTGCTGTGGATAATCAGCGTAAGTTGCTTTTGTAGAGAGCAAATTGTCTACTTTACTCCAATTAAATCCTTGTTCAATATTGATTTGCTGAACTGCTTCTGGCTTGAGTATGCCAGTTTTAGTTATTGCAAGATCAACTAAACGGGAATTTAAGTATTTTAATTTCATTTCCAGATTATACATTCTTTCGTCTGTACCTCTGCCATTTATTATTGCTTTTGTTACAATGTCGATTTCTTTAGTAAGCTTATCTAATGCAGGAATCTTGTCCTCACTTTTACCTATGCTTAAAACCTCTGTAAATTCATTTGCTCCAAATGTAACTGCTGAGCCTTCAAAAAGCTTTACTTCCTCAATTCTGTAATAGCCTTTATTGTTTTCCTCCTCAATCCATTTGACTTGATCACTCATATATTGAAATCCAATTGAGTGCTCTTTTATAATTCCTTCCTCATAATCTCTTAAGGCATCTTCCCCCTTTGTGCTTGTGCCAAGCTGAGCTACGGCAAATAAGCCTTTGGAATCCTCCTCTAAAGATAAAAACTTTCCGATCTGGTGTTGCCAATCGTGGTATCTTAGAAAAGCAATGTTCCTGTTTGAGTTAGAATCAACTCCTCTCTCCTTGATGCTTCTTTCAAATGCTCCTTTAACAATCATGTCATTGTCAGAATCTATTACATCAAATTTTGAAAGGTACATTGCCACCTCTCTCTTTCCTAATGATAAATCCTTAATGGAAGTATCAAAAGATTTGACAGAATATTGATTGAAATTTCTTTTCATTATATTACTCATTTTGAATATTCTCCGTATTATAAGGAATTTATTTTTAAAATTAACTATTTTTGAC